TCAAGCAGACTTTTTCGCATTTGCATTATAATCTTGTACAGCCTTTTCGATCACGGCCAGTATCTCCTGTTCTGTTACATTGATACCCATAACACGTAATCTACCGATCACATAGTCGATGGCTTCCTGTAGCTTCTTATCTCCCTCATATCCCTTGAACACAGATTCAGCATAGGCAACAGCTTCAACGCCAACCTTATGCAATAACTCCCGGTCCTTTACTGACGTGTTAGCCATATAGTATTGCTCAGCTTTCTTCTGTGCCTTTTTTATCGCTCCAGTAGCAATAGTAGCTAACAGAGCAATAAACGCCATTACAATGCTGGTCACATACGGTTGAGCTGCTTCTATTAATTGTTCCTTCATTATAAACACTCCTCTTTTTTTATAGTTTAGGGAAAATATCTACCCGTTTTGGGTTTGTCTTGTCCCAAAAGATGCGAGCACCAAGCGCTGTGGTTAGCGCACGAGCTGGCACATGACCGACCCCATTGATGTTTACTGTCTCTACCGCGTTACCATTGATAGTTACCTTGCCGTTCGTGTATCCGATCTTGCCGCCAAGCATTTCACCGATCGGACGAGAAGGGACAAAGGTTACATTCTTAATGCTGTAGCCTGTGAACTCCTGACTACCTACAATGACCTCCATTGTCGGGTACGGCGCTGTCTCTGCTGGTTTAGGAGTTGCTGGCGTAGGCGTTGGTGTAGGCTTTGGATCAGGTCCCATAAATGGCACGCCTACGTGAGCACACAAGCCTTTTGCGATGGCAAGGGCAACACGGTTTTGAAAGTCGTTGTCAAAGAGTGTAGCTTCTTCTACGGCGTTGCTGATAAAGCCTACTTCAACCAGTACAGCATCCATTGTAGTAGACCTAATAACTTGGAAGTTTCCATAAGCCACACCGCGGTCTCTAAGCCCTGTAGCTGTTACCATATGCTTGTGTACAGTGTTAGCAAGGTTTTTACTTGTCGGACGCATATAGTATGTTTCCGTGCCTGTTGCATCTGGATTACTGCTGCTATTTGCGTGGATGGAAACAAAGGCATCTGCGCCAGCTTTGTTCGCGATAGACACGCGATCTTTAAGCTCTAGAAACACGTCTGTGCGGCGTGTGAGGATCACCTTTAGTTCTGGGTTATCCTTTAGAAAATCCTCCACTTTAATAGCCATAGTAAGATTAAAATCTTTTTCCTTTTTACCTGTTGGTCCGAGTGCTCCCGGGTCCTTTGCTCCATGTCCTGCGTCAATTACGATTGTCTTTTTCCCCATCTCGTTGTCCCTCCAGTTGTTGGATTTGTCGGCATCTTGGGCATAGGTAAACGTCACCCAGGATAATAAAAAGGGCCTTCTTGGCCCCTTCAGAAAGTTTTGCAAATCTTCGTTTGGCGTGCTCGCATCCCATTCAATCCCGGCCTCCTGCATGATTAAATCTATCTTGGATTCCATCCGCATCATTCGTATATCTTGTTCCTCGGTCAGTAGCCAAGGTAGCCACTTCCGGAGCAGTCTTTTCACTTTCTTCTGTTTCAGAATCAAAAATATTATTCCGGCCGCCGTTGACAGCGAAAGCCCGTTCTTGATGATCTGTTCTGCTGCTGAAATTATAAAGTCGTACACTGCTGTCCACCGCCGGGTATAAAAACTTGTCTCGTGCTGCTGGGCCAAGTAACCATAAAACCATATTCAAAAACTCTGGAGATACCGCACACTCTCGGCTATCATCATCCAGTTCAATATATTCCATGTTGTTTCCCCCATAAAGAAAAGGACCGCCAGATAATCTGGGGTCCTTAATAAGGTGTGTAGTTAGTAATCATTACCACCAGTTTCCATATTGTAAACGGTTATTTAGGAAACCCTTGCATGGTTGTTCTAGCAATTTGATTTCTCTCTGACAATAGCGGTTCAATTTGTCTTCGTTTTTCAGCAGAACTCATTGTCTTGTCAGCTTCAATATCCCGGATACTTGCATTGATCTTGCTTATTTTTTTCGTTGCTTTCTCCAATACCTTAAGATCACGTTTACGTGTGAAACTTTCCTCATTAAGTTCAGCAGAAGCTTTTTGGCTAGAAAGCTTTTCTTTTGTATCGTACATTTTTTCTATTGATTTGGTACTTTGTAACGGATCGACTGTAAATGCTTTTACGAATGGCATCTGTTCCATTCTTTTTTCTGGCGTATTAGGACGATCTATTAACCCGGTCTTCTTGAGAATTGCGTCTGTCGCAGTTGTCGCATAATTACCAAGACCAGCAGTAAGCCCCTGAATAGTGCTATCCATAATTCGTGGGGATGAAAAGTTTTTAAAAGCTCCTTTTCCATCATTTGCTTTGTTAACTAACCCGGCGAGAAACCTTGCTGTTTCAGTAGTTCTTACTGGATCGTACTGATCTTTATATTCTAAACCTTGTTCACGTTGCGGAATAATTGGTCCTTGTCGGAAGAAAGAGTAATTAGACATCCCTTCTATAAAAGGCCACAATCCTGTAATTTGCGCAGGTAGTGCAGCATCACCAAGCATACGATTAACAAACCCATCGAATGCATCAGGATCATTTTCTTTTGTGAATTCCAACGCACGCTCTGGTAAATTAGCGAATATTGGAGCGATATCAAATGGCTTTGGAATTCGGGCTACTGTATCAGTACTAGGAATAGCAACAAGCCAAAAGGTGTCTCGCATCCAATCTGGAGATTCACTTATAGTTTCTTTTTGCTTTTCGTTTGCGAACCGACTATTCAATGCATATATTCCTAAAGTAGGTAGCGTAGCAGACACAATCATACGGGTGGTTGTGCCGATAGGATCTTCTTTAATTGCACGAACCAATTTTGATTTACCTTGAATGTTCGCATTAAGGAACGCAACAATTCTGTTAGCTTGACGAATACCTGAGCCAGCACGCGCGAAGTCCATCAAATCACGTGAACGATATGCCGCTTCTTGAGGAGTTACACCCTTCCGCAATGCCGCCCGATACTCACCTACTTTTGTTGCAGATTCCGTTACATCTGTAATTGTTCTTAGCATGTTTATGAAGGCTTTACCAGTAAAAATGTTTACAATCTTCTTGCTCGGCTTCTCCTTCAACACCGATTCCAACGCTTTGCGGTGAATGTTTCTATCCATAGATAGCACGTTACCGTATGCTCCAAGATTATCAATCCACTCTTGATACAATTTTCCTTTGGAAATGGACTGGATTAACCCAACGCCAAAGTCAGTAATCGGATTAAATCCACTTTTGCTCACTACATAAGCTTGCAGAATGTCACGCATTGGATTCCGCAAGCTAAATTCAGGAGTGAGTGTAGCGCCAGCACGTAATAAAGAAGCAGGCTTAGATAAAATATTCATCAACATATTTCCTGATTCTTTATCCAAGTTCATCAAAGCTCGGTACACTTCCGGTTCTACCTCATACTTGACGCTCTCACCGTTTTCTTTTACATTAATCACGTTCTTCCGTCCAACTTGTTCGTCTGGACCTAAACGACGGATAAAGTTTTCATCTACGTCTTTTTTGGCAAGCTTTGAAATCTCCATAGCAACTTTGTTTCGTTCAGATGCATTCACCGTTTGAAAGATATTACGGACCATATTTTCAAGCGGATCGACTACTTTCTTTTCTGACCCTTTTAACGCTTTAATTGGACTAGCTACATTGGCGAGAGATTTTGACAGCCCACCAGCAAACGCCTCGGGTGTATCTTCAAAAGCGCGGAATAAAGGTATATAATTCTTCCACCGATTATCCAGTACATCAGCTAGCTCTTTACTGATTACACCACTATCAACAAGCTCCTTCATCATATCCTTGCCGACTTGTACCAACTCTTTGCGTGCTGCTTCCATCTCTTCTGAACCATACTTTTGAATAACTGCCGCAATCTCTTTATCTGTAAAACCTGATTTGTAGCCAGCAGCGTTGACGTCCTTAGCATGTACAGCAAGAGCGTACTTTCCGATATCGTCAGCTGTATATCCCGCCTTTTCAGCCGCTGTTACAACTGGCGCAAGACGTTGTTTAACGATCTGGTTTGCCTTTTCTGGCGCACCTTTAAATAACCTAGCTTTCTTATACAAACTATTCTCTGCACTTGCTACGCGTCCCGTTACGCGCTTCTCCAAGCCAGCCAAAGACTGAACATCATCCTCAAATTGCGTTCTTATTCTTTCGATCTTCTGTGAAAATGATGTCCTGCGTTTGTTGACATCCTTACTAATTTTAGTGCTGAATGTGTCAGCATCACCGATATCCTGACTATTGAACCTTACAGCATCGTCGCCTTCTTTTGATGCTAGACGTTCCTGTTTCCTCAGCTCTTCTTTTGAGGCGCGGTAAACTTTTTCTGCATGTGGACGGAAATCTTCTCCTACTTCTTTGACCATCTCTTCCGCCCAGTCAGCGAATTTAATGGTGCCTTTACCCATCTTAGCAGCACCAACAATGGACCAGTCTTTCCATTCTGGCAACGGGTTAGAGTTCAGATTGTTCTTACGCTTCCGTATCCGCTCTCTGGCTGCTTTTTCTGCTTCATCCAAGTAATTGTATACCCTATCTCTGACACGCGGTTGTTGTATAGTTCTAACGATTTCCTCAGCTTCTACTTCTGGTGTAATTCGTTGCAATTCAGCATTACTAGCTTTGGCATTAGCTGCTTCTAGCCTCTGTTGCCGTACACGTAGATACTTGGGTACAGCAGGATCATTTATATCAAATGTTTGCTGACGATTAATGGACGATTCACTCACCCGTTGGACAGGTTCACGACTTGATCCAGGTCGAGAACCTACACGCTGGGCAGGCAATGACGACTCACCGACAAATGTAGAATTGCGACCAGCCGGAAGCCCCAATGGTTCTGGTGCCCAGTCTGTAGGGTTTACAATAGCATCATCTCCACGCGCCAAGCTTGAGCGCTGTCCAGCTTGCGCCATGCGTTGGTCACCACGACCAAGAGGTAGAGCAAGTGTATCCTCTGTTGGAGTCGTACCTCTGGCTCTTCCTCTGGTAATACCTGCTCCTACGCCTCTGATTAGTAAATCCCCACCAGCACCGAACGCCGCACCTAAAGCAGCGTTGTGTAACATTTCCTCGTCCGTTGTTTGATCCTGATTAAGGCCAATCGCTGTGTTACCGATGGCTCCAGCGGTTGCACCACTAAGAGCACCACGTGTAAAGCTGTCTGCTGTTTTGGCACTTACTCCTGGGATTCTTGCTGCTTGTCTGCTGATCGTATTGGTAAGAGCATTCCCGGTACGTGTAGCCAAGCCAGCTTCTGCTGCTGCCAACGGTCCAGTTATTAGGTTCTGTCCTTGAACACCAGGAGCAGCAGGATTGATTGCTAATGCAGCAATACCACCAATGCCACCTGTGATATCCGCTACTTTATCCGCTGTAGCATTTCCTGTTGTAACGTCATAGTAAGGTCTATCACCTGTTACAGCACTACCTACTTGCCCAGAAAAGCGTGTTGTAAATTGCCCTGGTTTCGTATCTAGTAATACACTAGCTATTCCTGCTGCTGCTGGCCTTGCTATGCCAATCGCTGGAAACCTCTTTATGTCTTGATCCAATCCGTCCATCCATTGTTCATAAGCACTCAACGGCTTTATTGTTTTACCCGTAGCTGCTCTGTAAGTACCTATGGCGTCCCTGTTACCTTGCGTTGCCTGCGTAAATGTGGAGTTTTCAATAAAGCCCGGACCAATTATAAGTGAAGGTGGCAACTTAAGGCGGTTCTTCTCTCGATTAGCCGCCTGCCGCTGCATCTCTTGCCCCGCATAATTCAAACCTTTATTTACGAAGTCTTTGACGCCCGGGCTTGTTAGAGTACTCTTTACATTGTCCAATAAAGTAGGAGGTGAAATATCGGCAGTACGATTTCGCACAGCCGCGAATTCACTCTCAGGATTACTACCACCAATATTGGGATTACTCGCACGAGCCAATACCCTAGCTTTGGCATCTGCTCCTTGTTTATTTCGATTACGCACTGCGTCAAATTCGCTTGCCATATAATCACCTCTTGAACATACTGTAATATTTTGATACTCCACCTACCCAATTGCTATTAAGGTTAGTTGGGTCATTGCCTGCACCTACAGGTGCATATTTGCGTTGAATTTGCGGAATGGTGGTAAGGCCTTGATCAATATAATTACGTTTCAGATTGGATGCCATTTTGTCGATTCCATCTTGTAAGCTATTGAATGACATAAGTCCGTTTTTCCCCATCATGCCGCCAACATTATTTCGATTTTTCACTGCCTTGCTTGTGCCATTACCTGTTTCATGAACGGCTATAGCTGCTAATAGTGCTGGATCAACTCCATACTTTTGACCAGATTGCACAAATACATCTCCATATCCTTTTAGTGCTCCGCCTAATTTTTTATTCAACGATGCCCCACTAGCCGTAGCCGTGGGGCTAGTCAGTTTCCCTGGTATAGCTTCTTGAAGTCGTTAATTTCATCCTTGCTCATTCCTAAGGATGATAGTATTTGACGAGTTTCTGCATCAGACAACCCGGCATCAACTACGTTTTGGAACATTTGTTGCCGTTTAGCTTTATCGCTGGTTATCCTTGACCCTTCTTTAACACTTTCTCCGTCATCATTTTTACCATACACAGGTACAGAGTACAGACTTTGCATACTTTGCAGCACCTGATTAGCTGTCAAACCACCATTTGCACCACTTGTATTAGCCTGTTTATAATCCAAATCAGCCCATTGTCGCGCGTTATCATCTTGACTAAGTGCAAGTTGTTGTTGACTGATTGCATATTGCAAACCAAACTGCCGAACATCCTCTTCAAATTTAGCCATGTTAAATTGGTTTTCCCAACCTTGCTGGCCCTCGTTAAATTGCTGCTGTCTTGCTGCAAGGCTATTAGCAAATTGCTGTTGTTGGGCTTGTTGTGTAAGTGGTGAATTTGGGTTATTCGCTTGTCTCATCAGTCCCTGCCAATCATCCTGTGGCGTTACAGCACGTCCTGTCATTTGGCTGACTACATTAGCAGCGTTCAAGTTTGATTCTTTGCGTTGTAGGTCCTGTTGTTGACCTTGCAATGTGCGGAACCCTGTGTTTGCATTTTGTGCAGCGTTATTCGCATTCACATTCGATCCGTAAGCAGCAGAGTTAATGCCAAGGGACTCAAGTATCTTCCGTCTGTTATCAGCTTGTGCGCTTAAATCTGCACGCTGTTGAGCAGTAGTACCTTTGGTTTCAGCCTGATTTTTGAATGTGAGAATGTCATTTATAGCCTGTCTCGCTTCTGCTGGCATGTAATTACCTGTTAACTGGGCCTCTGCCATAGGCTTTGTAACGTCCTGCTGATACTGTAGACCATACAGGTTAGCAAGCTGTGCGGCCTGTTGCTGTGCCGCGCTCTGATCATAGTTTGCCTTATCAATAAATCGTCCGTATGCCTGCTGCATCATTTGTGGCAACGTAGTATTTGCTATGCTTTCCATGGAGCGGTTGGCAAGCTGATTAGCTAACGTTTCGGAATAGGATGATTTACCTTGTCCGGTAGCTCTCAAGCCAGCATTGGTATTACGTTGAGCCGTTGCTAGGTTCGCCTGTGCCTCTCGTAAGGCGGCTTGGTAAGCAGGGTCAGAATCTGGATCATACTTGAACTCTGGTAGCTTAGCAGCCTGTGTATTAGCCAAGCCCGACAAAGAGTTAAGCGTCTGCTCTAAGCGAGGCGTAGGCGGTGTAAAAGTAGATGTAGTCATGTTATTACGGACGTTATTTGCAGCCTGCACCATAGGTGATGCCTTGGCTACTGTTGGCACAGATACGGGCTTAGTAGGTGTCATGCCCTGCCATGCGTTGTTGAAATTTTGCTGTGATGACATTGCTGATCCGTTAGCAACTGAACCCGGTTTAAGAAAGTTTTTACCGTCCACCGTCACATAACCGTTGCTGTATCCAATTCGGCTGTTATTTACTCCTTTGTTATTCAGAGCTTGACGCACACCGAAGTTGTTTTTATTGGTGGTTGCCATTGCATACCTCCGTTCTTGTGCAATAAAAAAAGGACCCTCGTGTGAGAATCCTTTTGCTCATAATTTTATTGTTAAGGTGTTCCTAAGTTAGTAATACCTTTTATTTATTTTCTAGTTCGGTCTTTTGCTTTTCGAAGTTTTCTAAATTTTTTTCTCGTTGGGTTTTACTTTCCTCATATGATGATAATATCTGTTTATTTACTTCCACATCTTTACCAGAATCAATAAGGATCTGCTGGTTTTTTATAGATGCATTCAAAATTTCAATTTGAGACTTATTTTCTTTAATTGCATTATTCAATTGATCTAATGTTAATGGAGTTTCTTTATTTATTTTTTTTGGTTCTTTTGTTTCCATAATAGGCTCAGTAGTTACTGGATAAGGTTTAATCTCTTTAGTAGATTCGTCACTCAATACGATCCCCTCGTTTCCATACTGGACCTTCATACCGGCCGCTTCACTAATAGATCGCACAGGAGCGTAACTCTTGCCCTCAACTACAATAGCTTTGTCGATTGACTTTCCATTAACCGACACCGATGTCTCTCCTTGGATTTTCTTTCCGACCAAACTTTGAATCTCGTCTGCAAAAGACGTAGCTCCTATAGTAAATAGCGCACCAGCTAAAAATCCAGCGACAATTTTTTTCATATTTGTTATACCCCTTCACCCATTTTTCACCAATATAACACATTGACGAAATGAGTGATAGATAAATTATGAACCTAGGCGTTTTCTAAATCGGCTAGCCTACTGTAAATTCCATTAAATACATCTTCGAGAGTTTTACCATTACTCTCATTTTGCAACTTACTCCAATCTGCAATACCTACGGCCGTTTTAGGATCTAGTAAAATACCACCTGTGTTTGATCTGATGGCCATGGAGTTAATTGAAATAATTTCGAATCCCAGCAGCATATTAATTCTTGCTTGAATCGCCTTATTACGCGTGAAATTTAAAGATGGTGCTTCTCCATAATCAGGCTCAATAGAAATATAAGAACCTTCGTCATAATAAGCAGCAAATAAGTTGCCCTCTGATCCCATTTCAATCTTGGGATAAGATCCGTCTGTACTGCTCAGCAAAAACTTAGTCAACGCCACAAAGCCTGACTCAAACACCTTAAACGCTGCTTTAGCTCGGTCTGGATCACCTGCCCATATTCGTAGGTCATCTTCTTCAGTGCGTGCGCTTGATAATCCTACAGCGCCGTCCTTGGACTGTAACTCTGTTTTTCCAACGTTGTACCCGCCGATCTCCCGGACATTTTTGGAGTCGATAGCACCATTGACGATGAATTCTAATTCTTTTACCACTCTCGCAAACAAGTCTAGCAGTTGGTCATGGGTGGTTTGCGCAACTACCTGTGGAGCCTGAAACATTGCCATGTAAAACCCTCCTAATAGAGCGGCAACTCACGTTGTTGTCTCGTGAGTTCGTGCAGTTTGAAATAACCTGTACCCTCGAATTTAATCCGAATATAATTTTCATTCGCCATCTTAGCGGTAGGTATAATCACCCGATGCTTAATAAGGTCAGAAGCTGGTGCAATCTCACCAACCTGTACCCAATCATTACCGTTAATAGATGGTGACAAATATATCTTAAGGTTGCTAGTAGACAGCAAATCTACCACAGCCCATAGCTTGTACATCCGTAGCTTCTGGGCAATTGAACTATTGTTAAACGGCTTAGTTACAAGTGACCATTTAACGTCCTGTGTACCATCCTTAGCGGCTCCAAATAGCTGTAGCACTCTGCCCTTGCTATCACCCACGTAAAGGTTGCCGCCCATTTCTGCGAAGCACAGTGGATCAATATCGTTAAACATCGTCCAAGCTTGGATGCGTGGATCATAGTTTAATATGTCGTTTTGGTGAGTGGAAAAGAATAATGTCTTACCATCTGTCCCGGCGCAGCTTGTAGATGATACGCCGTTTATAAAGCCCTTAACGACCTCGCTAAACGATTTATCTGGCAAGACCCCACCAGTATATTGATAGACGCCATTAAGGTTAGCAAAGTAGATAACACCGTCCTGAGTGATTACGCTTTGATTGTTACGCACGCCAATACGGTCAGCCACCATCTTAGTGGTAAAGTCCGATGGAACACCGCCGTACATCTCGTGTAGGCTGTTTGGCATCCCTATAGTAAGCTTGGTTAAGCTACCAGACAGCATATTAACGGTTTCCCCTGCCATAGATTCCATCTCTTTACCGTAGCTATCCTCGTCGTCACCGTTGTACAGTTCCCACTTTTCTGGCTGGTCCAGAGCACAGGACTTTATTTCCTTACCTACTGCGCACCACAACCTATTTTGGTAGGTGGTAATATAGTTGCCTTTGGCTGGTGCTCCAGTTAAATCAGCTACTGTAGTACCGTCATAGTGTTTAATAGCATCTACTCCGTTGGCGCCTACTAAATGGATGTCTGACCAATTACCCTGGAAGTTGGTGAAACTCCAACGGGCTGAGGTATCCAGTCCAGTTGCCAGCGTCTGCCAAGTATTATTGCTAAAAACTCGCCATGTACCGTCTCCAAATACCGCATGTAGCTGCTGGTTTTTCCACACACCTAACCCAAGCACTGACGTACTTATTGCACTTCCTAGCACGCTGTAACCGCGCCTAGCTGCTATAACCGGGTATTCGTCCAATACAAAGTTGCTGATGCTGGTAAAAAGGTTATCCGCAATGGAGAGAGGGTCGAAGCTGCTCAACCCTTTCCATTCACGGACCGTTATTGCCTGCTGTATGCCGGGTAACGGCTGGTAGTTGGATTGTGGGTACCGAATCACATTCACGATACCACCGCCCTTTGGTAGTTCTGTGCCGCTACGTTCCATGCGTTTTTATACTGATTCTCATAGTTGGACGCTTTAACCTCATCATCCATACTGTGAGCGATGTATGCAGCAAGAGCCGGGATATACGTCCAGTGATACTCTGCTGGCGCATCCGGCTCTATGGTTAAATTGCTGCTTGTAAATGTTGTCGTGCCTATCCTGCTGTACCTCACCAAACCGCCTAAACCTGCCTCGTAAGGAGGCGGTGATAGAGTTAATACCTTGGTTGTATCGTCAAAGCGAAATGTGTTTTGGAGTGGGTTTGGTACGTCTGGTGACAATTCATGATACTTGACCACACCACACATAACGAAATCTATATTTTTAAAGCGTACATTAGCTGACAAAGTGTACTGTCCCTGGTTCAGGACGCTTAAAAATGAGTCGAATACTGGTATTTTGACCACATTAAAAAAGTCCTGATTTATTGCGTTTAGCCAAATAAGCTTATCTGCTGTATCGACTGCGTTTGGAACTAATAGATCAGCTTCTGCTATGATTTGCTGCAGATTCATTTATACACCCTCTCTCCTTAAGGGCTTATTTTTCCCCATGTACCCCAAGTGCTGCTATTCTCTACCCATTTTCGCATATACAAGGCATTGACATTATAAGGAGTATAGGTAGCGTAAGAGAAATTTTGTAGGCTACTTCGAAAAACTTTCATTACCCCTCCTACACCTAAAAACGTATCCTTTGTGCTTACAACAGGGATAATGGTCTCTACGTCTTTATCATAGGCTGTTATAGGGTCATCCATTACGATTACCGAGACATTGTTATTTACAATATGAGATGTGGGGGTTGCTATTCTAACCCATCCATTCCACGTATTGTTGACGGTGTTCCATTTATTTAAATACAACTCATTTCTTGTGGCTGGCTTGTAGATGGCATACGAGAAATCGTCATTAGGAGGCACCCGGTGCACTTCCATAGTTCCGCCAACACCCAAGAATAAATCTTGTGTAGTAAACAACGGTACGACTGTTATTTTAGCTGGATCAAACGATGTTATAGGCGTGTTTGTGGTGTAAGTAAAAGCATCTCCTACTACCTTAATGCCAATATTATTTACACCACTGCGGCTTAGAAAGATGCTCCTGTTAATCTGATCCGTGTATTCCCCGACAGCTAGGGCATTGCCTTTAAGCTTTATGGCGTCATTAGCTTTTAGTATCGGGACTCCCTTTGAATTTATATAATCCACAAATTGATTGAATTTACCTGCATCCCAATACTGATCATCCCAACTATGAGTGAGTACGACTAGCCATGATTTTTGAGAAATAGAATAATCGAGCGCGTCCTTTAACCCTTGTAGATCTCTAAGATCTCCATGTACTCGGTTGACACACATGTTATCGACAATCATAGGGTTCACATCATTGTTTACGCTGATAGCGTAGTTAAAATATTTACGTACTGCGTTTTTTATATCAACCTTGTCTGAGGTAACACCATAAGGATAAACCAGGATATTTTCTGCTTCTCCAAAACCATTGCTTACTATCCATTCCAAGCTTGCTTTAAGTTCAGCATCCAATTGGGCAGGAGTATAGTTGTTGAAATCACCATGGGTATTGGTATGGCTAATAACTCCGAATCCTTCATCATGTAAATCCTTTAATTGATTCAGAGTCATGTGAATTCCTTTAGAATCCGTTTGTCCTAGATAAGCTGAGTTTACAGCCGTATCCATTTTAAAACCCTTAGCTTCAGCTATAGGCTTCCATCTACTTAAGAATTGGGTGTACCCATCATCATCAACAAAAGTTACTACTGCTCCTGTGTAATTATCTGGAACTATTGTTTTAGCAACCTGTACATTTACGGTTTTTAAATTATTGCTAGCTGCAATTACTCGTGTATCATTAGCATCCAATCTATCCTTTAAGATAGGATACGTTTCATCATAAGGTGTTGAGTATCTCGCGGTAGTAGCTTCTGGACCGCTATCACCTTGGATGATGGCTTGATCTAATGTCTTCTTTAAACCATTAAACTTTTCGGTAGTGTAGTCATTAGCTTTATCTTCCGCTTTATTCGCCTTGGTTTGTGCACCGAGCGGTGTTTCATAGCGCGGGTTTGATTGAGAAGCTGTATTCTGACTTGTATTACTACGCCAAGGTAAATCCATAAGCTCACTCCCTTCATGTACCGACATATGGAGGAATAGACATTGAAACAAAATTATTATCAGCACCTGCACTAAAATACACACTTCCATCCGTTGTAATAGTCATTGCGGCAAACTTCTCGTTTGCATTAATAACATTTCTGATGGTTGAAGTCGGCCTATATCCAGCTGGTAAGGTAAATACAAGGGCCGCTGGAGTCCCAGACTTAACCGTCCCTTTAATGTGTACAAAACCGAGTACATCTTTGTAATACCCAGCTATTTCTTCTTCGCCACCAAAATTTACCCAACCATTTAGCAAGGCGGGGGTAATATATATTGGTGTTGGTGCTGTTATATAACCTTGTTGTTTCACAAATTCCGTTGTAGCCAACTGAGTATTATTAGTTGCTGCTGCAGCTGTAGGAGCCGTTGGCGTACCTGTCAGCGCTGGACTGGTAAACATGGTCGCCTTGCTCTCGTTCGTCACATTGCTCAATCCCACATCAGCCTTGGTCAGTGTCACAACACCCGTTTTCCCGGCGACACTCTGTACAGGTGACATAGGTGTAAGTAACTCCTGCCAGTTGGCTAATACCGTTGGGTCGGCACCTTTGAGGATATAAGACTTACTCAAGTCTGTACGTACGGCCACATCACCCGTTTCGGCTACCAGTGCCAACATATCGGCTTGAGTAGCTACCACAAATGTATCAGTGACCGCTATAGTTGGCACAACAACAGCATCAAGCTTGCCGTTTTCATCGAGCACAGGTACGTTTCCGGCTGCAGTACCAGCGTCCAAGTAAGCAGAGTTACCAGCATCGTATACCTTGCTTAATGGAATAGGGTCAATATCTACTGGCCCAGTTGCCGTTACGGTGATTGCTCTGTCGTCCGGATCTTGTGTTACCCGTATGCCGATGCCCTGCAATATTTTGAGCTCAGTCATCGGCGCATTGGCTGGGATACCATTAATGACCGTATAAGCGTTTTGGTTGACCTCTGCGCCCCACTCAATGCCATCTAGCTTGTTATGGTCAGTCTGTGTAACATGTACCATCTGATCAGCGGCATGAGCCTTAAAACGGTCGTCTAGGGCATCGGTGTACGTCTTAGCGTTCTGCTCGGCTTTGTCTGCTTTTTCCTGGGCGCCAAGCGGTGTTTCATAGCGCGGGTCCAGTTCTGCCGCTGTATTTTCACTCGTGTTACCGTGTTTCCATGGATAAGGATTAGCCACGTTACCACCTCTCCTCTATTACATAGCGCTCATAACCACTTGTAGCCGTGCGATAATCTGCCAATAGCTGCTGATAACGCACATCAAAGTTGTTGTTCTCTGGCATGATGTCGCGCAGCACGCCGTACACCAGCAACATATCCCAATCAGGATCAAAGCCTGTTGTAGATTGCATATCATTCACTGTGATTTCCGGGTATACAGGCGTGTAAAAAATCTTAATTCCGTACGCTTTCGCATACTTCGGCGGCGGGAATATACCGATCTGACCAGCTACGAAGTAGTAATATGGTCGCCGCGTGCGCTCGTTAAACTGCCTGAGCGGTATCCTATGCCAGTCTCGACTATCATCCATACCATCGCTATTGTCATAGATTGCACGCCGTATATCGACATCTGTGACGTTTCCCGGGGGGCATGGCAGATCATACAACCCCTCTCCCACAACGGTGTCTATGGCTTCCTCAAATACTTCTGATTGTTGCTGTGCTGCGGTTGGTGTACGCAACAACATATCTCTTACATTGGTCAGCTTACGCAGTATACTAACGACTGGGATTTTATTTTCTGGTAGCTTCTCAATGATCTCTTCTACTACATCCTGTACACGCATAGTGGCACCTCTCTTAGTACAGCGCTAAAATATTGGTTGCTGTCGTCCCAGTCGCTTTAATTCGTTTAGCAGGCAAGAATAACGGTACGCCTGCTGGTACAGCCTTAATTGTTACTGCATTACCTGACGGGCTTATGACAGCCACATCGCCGCCTACGCCGCAGTAAATACCTACACACTTACCATCAGGCAAGTCCGCTGTATCGATTGGCGTGACAGACACATAATCACTTGCTTGTTTTACGGGTAGCGGATCTAGTCGGCTTGACATTCTCGTGCTCATCATCTTCACCTCTCGTTTGCTTTACTATGATTTCAAGCAGCTCATTCGTTCGCTGCTGCTCCTTAACCAGCGCGTTTAAAGCGTCAATCTCCATCCTGTACGACATCACAAGTACCTCCTATACATAAAAAAAGGGAGCAATTAGCTCCCCTTCTTGGTTTCCATTCCACCGTTCTTATCAATCCAATCACGCATGGAATTATATGTTTCGACCATTTGCTTTTGTGAGTCGTTGAAGTCGTCGGATACCTTCAGGCGAGGAACATACTTGTGCTTGGGTGTTGCACCCTTGCCGCCTCCGCTCACGGTCCATTCAACATCTTTTCTCACGGTGCCACCACCTTTACTTTCCAACTACCGGAAGCAAGGTCTACTGTCGCTCCGGTTGGGTTGAACAAGGAAAATTTAATGGCATTAGCAGCAGATACATAAGCCTGCACCTGTACGCCTTGCAGATCATATGGAGGATATACCTCTACACGTCTGCCAAGGACAGCACCAGTTACAGTAATTGCGCTCGACACGGCTCCGGTCATGGTAGCCAAGGATGGCGGGTCAAACGTTACTGTCGCTGCAATAACATTCGAACCTCCTACGGGTTGGCCCGCTACTGTTAATCGGTCAACACTTAATGCAGTAAAGTTTGTTACGTCCAAGATAATCGCTCCTTATGATGGATTGTGTCCATAGATAAACCATGGGGCTAGGAAGCCACTTGACCAACGTCCGACAACTTTAAATTTAGCAATCTCATCATCAAAACCAGTCATTGATCCGTTTTCTGGCTTACGTCTCCAGAACCACTTGTTAAGTTCTTTCATTTTTGCGCTGTCCGCTGCAAACCATGCTTTACGGTTTTTCAGATATGGATCAACAATTACAGTAATCAATCCTTCGTACACATTAATGTTGTGGTTTGCATTACCTGGCTCGTATCCTTCACCCTTACCGTCAATTCCAGCAATCTGCCAAGCTGTACGAGCGTTATAAGGTGCAACAATGAGCGTGTCAGGAATTGTAGCCATAAGAACACCGCGATCATCAACCCACTCTTGCATAGCTACAGATGTGTCATCCCAAGCGTCAATACTCAATTCAGATGTACCTTTGTTAGACTGAACATCCGTGGAATTAGTCGGGCTATAAGGATGATCTGTCGCGCAGAGTGGCTTACCGTCAGGCCCGGCTGAATTGTATGGAGAAGATAAATAATCACTGCCTACTGCGGTAAAAGCATTAGCAAGGAATTCAACCGCCTGCATTTGTTGAGTCTTATGAACTGCATTAGAAAGACTTTGAATCTTTCTTTTGATTTCAGCAACCTTCATATCATCTACAAGGTCACGGTCAATTTCTCGTCCCAACGAATACTTTTGGTTGCGAATACTAACTGGCCATAATTCTCTTACAGCATCATAGTGCACTTGGTTATTGGATTTTTTCCAAGGTACCATCAGACCTTCACCACCAACGCCGTCAAACGATTCTGAGTCTTTGTCACTGTTAAGCACATCATACAGAATAGGGATAAAGTCTTTGCCTTTCGGCTGACTCATATCATATACACCTCTAAAAATTGCCTCTAACGTTCTTGCATCCCATTGAAGTTTAGTTTGAATTGCTCCGCCACCCATATTTGTTATCCTCCTCTATTATGAAAACTGACGCGACTTGAATTTAACAAATGCTGTCGCCGTGTTTGTATTGATATTCAGTACTGCAATTGCTCCACCTGTAACAGTTGCGGCGTTTAGAGACAGACCATCTGCCGAAATAGTTACACCAACAACGCCTTCTTTAAAAGCAGCATCAGGCGTTCCAGTGTATGGAGCAGAAAACCAATCCCCAGGAGTAATAAGGGTAACATCAGCTTCTTGATCTGTACCCGCTTTTACGTTGTTATTGAGAATTCCACCTGGTGCGTCCGTACCACTCGCCTTCGTCCATCGACCATTCACCAATTTAACTGTTTCTCCAGCTACACCAGCCTCAGAGTTGGTAAACAGTTTGTCTGTAATACGAGTTCCGGCTGATTTAAAATCATTTAGTGCAAAAGAAAAACCTTGAGCCATTTATGAGCCCTCCTTATTTTGTTTTTGTTCCGTATTTTTTTAATAGTTTGGTTGGTACACCAAATAAAGCACCACCAGCCAAAATTCCTGAATCAATCTCAGGTTCCGTATCTGCCACAGCCTCTTTTTCCACTTGTGACCTTTTGTTCAGGCGCTGTTGCTTGATTACATTCTGTTCAGTGCGTTTGCGTTCATCGGCAATGATCTTGTCCCGGTTGGTAAGTTCGAACGCATGAATAGGTTTGTAGCCCTGCTCAATGAGTGCGTCCATTTCCGCAGTCAACCAGTCTGGCTTTTCTCCTTCGGCTGGTGCATTCTCGACCAATTCAGGATGCTGGTTAAACAACTCTTCCCAGCCTTTCAGTAACTGTTGCTGCTGTGCTTCCTGCTTTTGCGTCTCCTGCGACTTGGATTCACGCTCCATCACTTCCTTAGCCTGCTGTAGCAAAGGATGCGCGTCTAAGTACCTTTCAACATAATCAGGATCAAGCCCAGCGTTTTCTACTTCTTCACGAAGTTGTTGCTTGAGATAATCAAAATCATCCTGCTTTTTTTGTATTGCCTGTTGCTCGATTTTGTCCAAGTTGGCGAGGTATTCGTCTGCCGTTTCAAACCCGGCGAGTTTGGCTGCTCGCTGCAAGGCTTGTTCAGCTTCGGTTCTACGTTGGCGCTCCTTGTCCAGACCGAAACCCTTCTGCACTAGCTCAGGGATTTGGTCATCATCGACTTCAATCTCTTCTTTGTTAACTTTGACTCTGAGCTTCTTGGGTTCGTCCGCTATGGCTGGCGTCTCTTCCTCTGGCTCAAATTCTTCGTCTTGCTCCGGTTCGTCTTGATCTTCGCCCATTGTTTCATCCTTAATGATGCCGAATTCCCTCAAAGCTGCGTTGATATCGACGTCCGGTGTATCTGGTGTTTCCGTGGTTTGAACGTCCTCACTATGGCTGGTGGGTTGTTCATGTTCATTTCCTTCCATTTGTGTTGCCTCCTATCGGATAAGCTGCTATGGCTGGCAGCAGAGATAAGCAATATAAAAGGCCGCCCCACGACTGGGAACGGCCTAGATAGTTATGTTTTCTCGAATCGCAAAATACTGGTCATCGTATTTGATCATTAACGGTCTATCACATATGGCACAATGCCATGTCTGGTTGTTGTCCAAAGTATCAATGTTTACTGACTGCCTTTTACCACAACAATATAGCAAGTGACCATATCCCAAAGAATTATCATTATTCAATGACACCTTTGTTGTATTAGCCATCCAATCACCTCATTGGAGTGTTCAATAAATTCCGTTTACTAATAGTGCTCCATCTTCCCATTCAACCTTCAATACTTCTCCATCTGTAAAAGTAATAATAATAGTTGTCCAACTTTGCACTTCAGTTTTAAGTACTGTTTTTCCCTCAAACTTCTTCATTTCTCGTAACATTTCTTCCATTACACACCACCGCCTATCTGATTTATCAGCCCACCAGCTACTTTGCTGGCTTCAATGTCCAGTTTCTGTTGCTGTAGGTTCTGGTTGAACTCCCGGTCTTGCTGCTCCTGCATTTGCTTTTGTCCAGTCAACTCACCAAGCTGTTGCTGCATTTGCTGGTTCTGCTGTTGTAATTGTCCAAACTGTTCTTGCATCTGTTGTATCTGCTGTTGCAGACCGGATTCTTCTTGCACACGACGATTAATTACATCCATTGACTCCATGCGACCATTATCAATGGTATAACGAACTGCTTCACCATCAATCATCGGAAGTTGTGTGACTGGATCTACCATCTGAAGCATATTAAACGCCATTTGGATGTAATATTCTCTATCCTGTGGTTTGTCAGCACTGATATTAACCAGTATGTCGAATGCAGGTACATACTCCTCGGCTACATCATGAATTTCAGGCACTTCCTCGCCTGTCATCGGATCAATAGCCTTGTTACCTGTGTCGTACTGTGATGGCGCATGAGACACGATAGAATTCCTGCTAACGCTGACTGAACGCCCTGTGACACGCGCTACACGCTCCGTGGTGTAGAACTGTGCCATAAGCTCAATGTACTGCTCAAACACGTCTTGCAAGGCTTCCTCTATCGTGTCAGTGACCGTGTTCAACCTTGTACTTGCCGCAGCCATGAGTGACTTGGCTTGTTCACCACTGGTCACGTTACTGCTTGCCTGTCCGTTCGCACTGTCAAACTGTCCCGGCAACTTCTGAAGCATCTCCAGATAATATTGCTGCATATTAAGGACTGTTGACGGAACATTAACGCCTTGCAGTTCTCTAATCTTGTTACCAGAGATTGCGCCAGGAGCTGTTGGAAGCATGGCACCCTCAGTTGATCTCTGTTCCTTCCAAGTGTTTGGCTTAGTAATAGCGCCTTCCTCGTACATCATGCCGCTGCCGCCCTGTTTAGCCATAGTAGAAACTGCGAGTTCAGCAAACTTATTAAGCATGATTTGAGGTTTGATCATATCCCGGACAAAACCTTTACCCCATGCATCTTGCTCAGAAGGGTAAAGCGTACGGGCTGTGAATGGATATTTGCCATGATCGTAAAAATATGACTTATGCTCAAGGAATACACCATTTGAGCTAATGTAGATGCAATGTACACCCTCCATATTTCCTTCTGCTTTGGCATAATCCTCTGAAGGGTCTTTGCCCTCGCTTAGTTTCGTTTCTGCCTGTTCACGGAATAACTCTTTATCATCGTTACTCATCATCTTAGGTAGACCACGATACCAGTATTCCAACAGTCCAGCGGTTTGGGATTTTTTCACTCCAGTTCCGTAACTGGCTCCATTGTCTCGATTAAATCCCTCACTACTCACACCTGTGTGGTTGAATATTTCAATATCATCTGTGTTTTCGTCAGATTCAACCTTTCCCCCCTGTAAAGGGAACCGTTCTTTGAAATATTCCAGTGGCTTTCTAGACTTGATAATAATGGCGCCCATTTCTTGCAAATTGATAAAATCTTTTATGCGCGGATCAGGAAAAAACGTAGCCAGATCAACAGGAATAATATCGTTCTGACCTACAAATCTATTTTGCCCTCTTCCCCCCTCTACTGTCGGGTCAAAGATGGTTTTAAATATAAGCGGACCGTGAATAACCATACGCCGTATAGCACGAATGTATTTTTGCTTAAACTTGATCTGCCTAAGCTCATATGGCATGTAAGCATTTAGGTCGGCGGCTTTCTCTTCGTCCCCTTCTTCCTGTGCCTGAAAATCAGGGTAAGGTGCCCAACCAGTGAGCTTACCAACAATAGATTCCACTTGGCTGTATATGATGTTGTCTACACTGTTAGGTCGTTTACGCGAGACGGCTTCAGATCGTAACCCACGCCAGTGATCTCCCATGTAGAAACGCTGTTCTTCTTCCCAATGTCCCTCGACACTCTGTCTTGCAGAACGAGCCTCATCGAAATCCCTCTGAACCATAGCCACAATCTGTTGTTGCTGCTCTGTATTGATAGGCTCCACAGATGGTTTATCATCTTCAACACCAAATATCCCAGCGAATTTATTCTTCGCTTTTTCTAGTACAGTTGACAATGTGTATCACCCCTTTCACGCAAAATAAAAAGCCGCTAGTGGCGACTTGTGTCTTCATCATCTTCACCTATATCAGGATCATCATGGTAGCTTAGCGGTTTGCGCTTTGGCTTGTCATCCACTACTACAGGCTGCTGATACAGCTTATACTCCCCGTAGTCCTTAGCCATTAGCTTATTGGTCAAGTCTCTTATCGTGTCTTGTTGCACCCTTGTAATGCGGTATACAAGCACACCAGCAGCACATAGACCAACTGTAAATACACCAGCTATAAACTGTATGTCTGTCATACAAATGCACCCATGATATACAGATTTTCATACTGTTCTGGGGTAATACATTTACCTTCTTCACCGAACTGGAGTCTTGTGGAAAGTCTGTATCCGCTTAGTTCTCCTTCTTCGTCTAAATGGTTCATTATTTCAGATTGATGCCTTACATAAACGACCGAACCAGCATGTTTAGAAATAGCATCTTTTATCTTATTGAAATGTTCCTCCACAAGGTTAGCGTCAGTGGAAATTGTTTTAATTCTTACCTCTTCATAACAACCAAGACCTTTATGACTGCAATGACTTTTACCAAATAGGTTCAAATACTCATTCAATTCGCTCATTTTCATTTTCATTCACCTCACCAGAATGTTTCTGCGCTTGATCCGTCTCTATCATCGTCGTCAGCATCAAAATCCCTATTCTCCTTACCCTCTGGTATTGCTGCCCATGGAGCAGCACCAACAATGTTCATCACTTGCTGTTCACGCGCTTTATGAGCTATAGCCAATGACATGATCAAATCGTCATGCTTACCTACAATCGCTTCTGGTTTTCCGTTTTCGTTACGCACAAAAGTCAGCATCTCTTGCAGAGTAGGGATATCATTAATCAACTCTATTTCATCCCTCACAATCGCCATCAATTCAGAAATGATGACTGGGCGAGTTGTAGAGGTTGTTCTAAATCCGTATTTATTCTGTGTCTGATTTGTGCTGCTATCAATATTTTCTCTACGATACTGCCAATAGTAATTTAGCCTGGTCAATTCCTTGATCGGATGTAAGTCAAAGTTCATTTCAATGGCTGCCAGCGCATTATTATAATGTTTGCCTAAACAATATATATTTTTGGCGTACAGGTCTGTATCAATATGACCATGCCATACAGCTACTTGCTCGCCAGTGAGATTGTCCAGCACTTGCCCGGCGGAAAAGTCAATACCACCTTCTGACGTATCTCCACCAATGACATACGGAACTTTTGCTTTAGGCTCCTTATAAATCGTGATAAACCCTGATGGATCTGGATTAAACTTGATGGAATTATCCCAGATCTGTTCGCCGTGCATGTCCCATACAAAGTTACCTCTGATCGGCTCTTGTAATTCATATTTCTTTCTCAACACCGCAATACGGCTAGTAACCTTTTCTTTATCGAATACATTTTTACCAGTTGCCAAGAATGCTTCTTCGGGATAACAAGGATACTCCTGATTGGTTTCCTCCTTAAGGTCTTTCCACTTATTGAAGTACCAATGGAGTTGCTCCCAATCTAACTTTTCAACATTCCGAAGGTGGTTTATTTTTTCAAACACCTTGCGTAGTTCCTCAGTCGGCTCACTTTTGTGGTTCTGCGTTCTAGCAATAAACAGCTTTTGATCGTCCGAAGAAACGAAGCTGAATCGGTACTCCTTGGTCTTCCACCATGCGTAGAATTTGTTCTCCCAGTTGTTGTCCTCGTCCCATAAATCCTTGTACTCATTAAATCCATTAGCTGTTGTCTCAAGAATCTGTATGCTGTCCTTGGTTAGTGCCTGACCTAAACCAGCAACAATAGAACGCATACCATCCCAAAACGCCGCCTCTGATCCATGAAAAAAGTTAATCGTCTTTGAACGACCAACCTCTTTATTCCCTGCTGTATTTACTCGCCATCTGCTATTAAGCTTCTCAAAATGGAACTCTCGACGGTTATTGTACTTTTCCGTTGGCTTCAATGCATCTGGCAATTGGTTGTATATATACTTGGCTTTATCTTCAAATATAGTATTTGTGTTGTCACCACTATCGGCTAGCGTAAATCCTGAAAAGTTCTTGCTTATGATTCCGTTAGCCAGTTGATACCCTGTGATGAACGACGTAAAGCCCTGTTGCCGACCTTTCAGCACAAGGAACTTAAGATGCAGGCGTTTGCCTACACGATATTCATCTTTTGCCTTATTGATATCTACTAAAAAACTTTCCTGCACCTCATTAAGAAAGAATGGAACTGTGTTCTTGTCCTTATCTACGATGACAAAGGAAATCTCGATAAGGTATTCAGGATATCGACTGATCTCCTCTCTCACCATAGAGTTATTGGGATCAACGATATACCTTACAGCAGCCTGCACAAACTCTGTGTCCCTTTCTATATCATGCGATTCTTCCCATAATTCCTTGCGGCGGTTAATAATCTCCCTGCAACTCCTCATGAGAAGAAATCCTCCAACTTAACTTTCACATTTGCATTCATATCAATATCCTGTTTATCTCTCCATACCTGAGACCTTCTATTCTTTAACCAGAATATTTGAGCAGTTGTGTCAGGCTGTACTTCTTTCAACACTCTTTTTGTCTCCACTCCTGATTCATGCGTAATCTCCTCATAACTGTAACCAAGCGCCCTTTTAAGCAAGGCATTCTCAACCATTATGTCAATATCGTCCTTGCCGTTTTTTAAAGCCTCCGCAAACTCCGGGTATTTCTGCTTGTATTCATAGTAAACTGTAGTGGATATACCAAGGTTATTTGCAATTTGTTCATCAATTAATCCATCTCTAGCCCACGATTCAACAAGATTTAGTTTAGGCTTTACGTGACTGTCGTATTTGCTAGGTCTAGCCATGCGTCTACCTCCTCTCTCCAAACCAACTGTAACACTGTAGCGCCATCATTAGCGCTATACAGCCCGGTAACCAGCCTATCCTAATGGCTATCCTCATGGCTATCCTCATGTACCATGGGAACTCCCTTAAATCAAACATAAAGCTTACTGCGATGTAACTGATGCCTATACATAGTAATAGAATCATGTTGCCTACTTTCTCCCGTGTACCTTACTTTACCGTCACCCCTCGGTGTTTCGGGTTTAGATTACGGGATGCTTATTCACTCGCTTCTTCACAACCATTGTACGGATCATGTTCCCACAAAAGTTTCCCATCCATTGACCAATATTGAGTAATGACTCTTACTGGACTATTCTTACCATCACCTCTACGGGTTAATGTTGTTTCAATTACTTGTATCACTTTACATGTATCCAATGTTATATCCCTCCTTATAGGAAAACCCTCTATACGGCCTCCATTTCATTAAGCCTATTCGGTCGACTCGATGGCCTTCGGCAAAAACAAAAGCGCCCGTAGGCGCTCTATACTGTATGTGTTCCTTCTACTCCACGAGCTTCACGATCCATAGTTCGTTTACGCAACCACATCAACGATTCTTCCAGCTTAGTGATTGCGACTGCATTCTCTCGGCACCGATAGTCACTATTTTGAAATCCTTCAAGTCGACGGATAACCATATTGATCAGATCTTCGTTACAAACGCCATTTACCCCAGCCTCTTTGATCGGCCCTTCTTGGAAATGTACCTTTCCGACTACGTTGCCGTTTGAATCACGGACCTCGAAATAGTGCGGTGCGTTGTATTGATAATCCTTTTCGTGATGCACAGTAGTATATTTTTCTGTAAGCAATCCATTTGTTAGTTTTACTAATTCCATGTTCATCCTCCTCGTCTTCATAAAACAAAAAGAGCAACGGTTACCCGTTACCCTCTCTGTACAGATATCATTTTTGATTCGCCTCAGCTGCATGTATATCGGTTATTCGCATGCACCTTTTCATGCATCTTTTCCGATGGCTAATCCGATAAGCCCCTTATGCATGTGGCTATCAAAAGAAACAGCGTGGACAGCGACTGCGCATTTAGCTACCGTTGCCCATCGCATATTTCCTATACTAATATTATACCCGTTCCCATGTGGGTTTTGTGGGAATAATATGCTGGATTTATGCTGGATTTATGCTGGATATCGAAAGTGTCCGTCCCTATCATACATGTGGTCGCAGTTTTCAATATGTTCAAATTCTTCGTCCAATGGTCCCAAGGCATTTATCAGATGTTTTAATGCTGATGTATGCCAAGAGGTTACCGTACCACGATCCCGATGCAGTTCATGTGCTATTTGCTTGATAGACTTCTTGTTTTGATCCAGATATTTTCGAGTGATTACAGTTCGTTCGTTATCGGATAACACTTCATCGACTGCGCCTTTGATCATTTTAACAATCAACGAGTATCGTCTATAATCCCAATCGCCTGCCCTCATTAGCCTGTGATTTTTCATGTTTATTGGCATCAATGGTCCTGATGAACCGATACCTAAATCCATATTCCTCACAGCGAATTCATAAGACCTGTAGTCTATAAGCAATTTAATGACTTTTTCCTTATCCATCAATATCCCTCCTTCAACTCTACTAGTGGCACAAAAGCTACTTCTCTGTACCCTTCATGCAATTTGTATTCTTCGTATAAGTGGAATGATGGCTTAGTCCAACGTCCGATACTCCAACCTCGTCTATCAAAGTCGAAGTAGACCAGCAATGAACCTGTCGCCTCTTCATCTTTTAAATCAATCATCACCGCATATGGGTGCTCTATTCCCGGATGATTAAGCCGATAATGCTGCATCACGCTTTTATCACGTTTAAGCATGTTTACCCTTCTTTTAGGAAAAGGCAGCCGTTAGGCTACCTCTTCTGGTCTTTTCACCATTTTTTCCACAATAACTACGCGTCTTTTGAGTTCTTCAAACTCTTCCCGCGTAACTGTCTGTCCTGCCACCGACTCACTAACGTTCCCTTTAGCCACTCCGTCGGCTGTGTCTTCTTCGGTTTGAAACTGCGTAGGCAGTTCTACAACGTCTGCCTTTTCCACACCGCCAGGTTGTGCCAGATCCTCATGAGCACGTTTTTGTTCTTCGGCTGCTCTTCGAAACTGCTCGGCCTCTTGGGCCGTTACCTCCCGATACTTTCCTTTTTCCAACCATGTAAATGTGATTTTTTCATCCGTTTCAGCCAGTTTAGCGGTAAACTGTGAACCTTTATTATCAGATTGCTGTACATCATAGATCGCTGGTCTAGATTGCTTGAATTTCTCCATCTCTTCAGCAAGATTCGTTGCCAAGTTTGTGTCAACCACTCGTGTTGCCGCTTTAGCACCAATAGCAATTTCAGTGCGCAGATCCTGCACATGATCGTTTAATCGTTCAATCTCAGCTTTTGCACTGGTTAATTCAGCAGCTGCAGCATCACGTTTAGCCGTAATATCCTCAATCTCCAGCTTAGCATTACTTAATTCCGTCTTTGCTTGGGACAGTTTGTCCGACATTTCGTTATTCTCAGCAATAAGCTTTGCAATTTGCTCTTCGTACTCCTTTTGAAGCTCATCAATCCGCTCTTTATACCCGTTGCTCATAGTCCCGAATTTAGCTTCTACAGCCAAACGAATAACATTGAAAGCTTGCTCTGAAGCAAAAAAACTTTCCACATTTACGTCACCTGTATTAATTCCGTCTAACACATAAGGAGTAGGCTGGGTAATTTCTTGATTTTCGCTCTGTTTTTGTTCTTCCATGCTAGTACACACCTCAATCCGATTATTTTCATCTCTATACTATGATTATACCATATATAGTGCCGTTATAGTACATATTTCGCACTATAACACAATATTTCGTATGTGGTTGTGACTTGACTATCTTAAATATTTACGTATGGCGACCATCACAATTGCATATATCAATAACACTACTAATAAGTCCATGTTTAGACTCCAACCTTATCCGGTGGTTTGCCTATGAATCTATGACCATCCGTTTTAAACCACGTAGCAGGCTCGTAGAGACCTTTTAACTTTCTACCTAGTATTCGGTCATCCATTACCAACAAAACGCCTATACGAGTCCCAGAATCGTCCATAAGGGTATATCCGTCTTTGTGGTTGATCCAACATGCTATCATATCTCTTCCCACCCTCCATTTTTGTAAGTGATCAACTTGAGTTCAATGTCCGGGTACTTGGAGTCAAATAGTTTTCGCTTTATGTTAAAGTCTTTGGTCTTCACCCCTTTCACATCTACTACTATGGTTTTACCGTGCTCCTTGTACTGAAAGTCTGCTCGGTATTTCGTCGCTTTGATCGTCCTGCCCATCTTCTTGAATGCTGGTAGCAACTCAAATTCAGGTTGCAACTCCAAATCTGATATTAATCCAGCTCGTTCCATAAGCTTGAGCTGCGTGTAATACTGTGATTCCATCTTACTGTCAAAGGTTATTCCGTTTAATACTGTCCGCTGAGCGCTATACTTATTAGCCCTCATGCTGATTCATCCTCTTCATACTTGCGGTATTTATTTCTTTCTCTTGTCGTCATCTCTTGGAGTCGAATAATCTCATGGACTACTCTGGCTTTTGATATTCCCAGACCCTTGGCAATCTTGGACCGTGCTACGCCTTGCTCATCCTGTTTCAAGATATATTGGGTATCCCTTGGATGTAATGGCTTATACAGGCTTTCTATGAGGTCATCAGTGCACATGGGCAACTTACTTGTTTTTACTGGCTGTGCCTGCTCCCGTATAGATCCACCTGTACGATAATGCTTTTTCATCATGCTGCCTCATCCTCCTGTGCTTTCTCCCACTCTAACTCTGCTAATCCTTTACGTATGAATTCGTCCCAGTCTTTGTCCATTAGATCGTAGGGGTCTATTGGATTCATGGGGTATCCTCTCCTAGCAGTAGTTTCCCGGGTTCTAAAATGTGGCTCTTTATCGTTGACAACGTTATACATGATCCTTTCAAATGTTCTTCGCTCTCTGGATCGTCTAAATCACGAATATACGCTAGATAGAATCCAGTGTTTTTTTCATCCCATTCAATCACGTAGAGGAAACCCTCATAATCAACAATGTCTTTATGGTATGCTTCTTTACCGTTACGGTCTTTTAGTCCGGTATATTGGACGATGTCTCCACAACCTTCATCAAAATGCATCCAATCACCCACTTCGTCGTTCCATACCAAGTTACATACATAGTCAGTTCCGTCCGAATTACAACCTGCTAGCACTCTATCAATCCACTTTTTGTTGTACTTATCCCACGCTCTAAATTTGATGGGTCTACTCACTTGTATCCTCTCCTTTCAAAGCTGCCGCGATTGAATTAATAACCATCGTTCCATCTTGCGCTATCTCTTCTAAATCCAAGTGACTGGCAGGTACAGTATCAGCCGCTAAAATTAATTCTTCGACGAATGTTTCCGCTTCTTTCAGTGCCTTATCCTTAATCTCTATCTGTTGTAGGAGGTACTCAATCGGCTCGATAATGGCCTCCGCCGTAAAAGCTATGTTCCGTCCTTCCGCCAACGACCTCTTAGTCGCTTCATGCGTTTTGCGTATCTTTTGTATCTTCTTATCCATGGTTTAGACCTCCGTTTCCCAGCTCTTTACCGCACATATTAAATTACGATTTAAGTTATATTCTGCTTTGTTGTGGTCGAAAACAAGCCAATCAGGTGATGATATATCGTCGCTACCCATTACTGCAAAGTCTGCAATTTTATCCATCAATTCTTGATCTGCTTTCAGAATGCCAATTATGTTTCCGCCAGATAAATAAATTTCTATGTTAAAATATTTCATATCCCTTATTCCTCTCCTTGGGTTAATACGGCTATTAGAGCTGCTAAACAGATGGCTTCAGGTGCACTATCTGCCTGTATTCTGCAATTCTCGTATCCTGCCATATACGATTTAGCAATCCATTTTCCAAAGCTGGTAGGGTATAAGCCGATTTGAATACGGTCCATAATTTCCGGTTTCTCCAGCACTTCCCATGCTGCGGCTATGTCAGTGGAGTAGTTAGGTACATCCCTAAAGTAGTCAGGATAATCTGGAAGTCTGTATTTCGGGTATGCCGCAAGCATGTTATCACTCAATTCAAGCCCCATAACTTTCTCGGCCACCCAAGCATCCCGTTCCCTCGGTTGCATACTATTCCATTTAGCTATTACTTCATTTCTATTCATGCCTGCTTAACCACCTTCCGGTCTTCTTGATGGATTTTGCCGCTTAAGCAGTTCTGGCACACCTTAACTTTCAATCCCGGCACACCCATTGTCGCTGGTCGTTTACCTTCCCAATTGCATTTCTCACATACCCAAATTTTCATGTCTATCTTCTTCCCTTCTTATTGGAGTCTATAGTCAAAATCCTTGAATTTACCGTATTGCTTTAGGTTCATCATTTCCGCAGTTCCTACCGATCCTTCACGATTCTTGGCCACAATGATTTCGATAATGTTCTTTTTCTCGGTATCTCGGTTGTAATAGTCGTCCCGGTATAAAAAGGATATGGTGTCCGCGTCCTGTTCAATGTTTCCAGACTCGCGCAAGTCACTCATCATCGGCCGTTTATCCTGACGCTGCTCCACTCCACGGCTGAGCTGAGCCAGCGATATGACCGGACAATCATTTTCACGCGCCATCTGCTTAAGGCTGGCACTGATGTAACCAACCTCTTCATTGCGGCTGCTGAACTTCTTGCCACCTTTAATTAGTTGCAAATAGTCGATATATACAATCAAGTCAGGATGCCTCTTTTTCAGCTTTCTGACAGCTGCACGTATTTCTTGGACACTCAGTCCTGGTCGATCATCAATAAATACATTCATTTCTGTCAGCACTGATAATCCAAGTGTGTATGTCTCCCATTCGTCGTCTCTCAGTTGTCCGGTTCGGATGCGCTCACCGTCTATGTAGCACTCTGCGGCTATCATCCGGTCATACAATTGCATCTCTGGCTGTTCTAAGCTGAATATAGCGACTGTAAGGCCCTCCTTACCGTTTCTAACGGCGTTGTTTAGGAGGAAGGCTGTTTTACCCATAGAAGGTCTTGCAGCCACGATATTAAGCGTCTGCTTCTGCCATTTGCCCGTTATCCTGTCTAACTCCGTGCCAACTGTACTGACTCCTAATGCCTGCCCGTTGTACTTTTTGTCATTCAAAAGCTCGAAGTGATTCATGAGTCCATCTTTAATATGCGAGAAGCCTTCTTTATCACGAGACTGGTCACCGATTTTCTCAGCAATGCTCATTAGCTCTGCCGCAAACTCGGTAGGATCTTCATGACCACCGCTATACACTTCTTTGACAGCAATCAATCCGGTTCGCATTAAATACTTTTCCTTCACAATGCGTTCATGTGAAGCGAAGTCCGATACGGACGGAACCGACTTGCTCAGGTCAACCAAATAGCTCATACCGCCGACATCCTGCAAGGCTTGTCCCATACGTGAAGTTATAGACACAACGTCTATCTTTTTATTTTCTTCTCGTAATGAGAGCATGTTTTCAAAAATGACCCTATGACCCTCGTGATAAAATGCATCTGGCATTAGTAGAGACTCGTATATCAAATCTGGAGCTAATAGAATGGAGCCAAGTACAGATTGTTCTGCCTCTAAACTGAAGTAGCTCATTGAGCCTCAGCTCGCTTCTCCGCCAATAACCTCTGCATCCAATCATGTCTCGTTATACCTTCCCTGACCCACGGCGGATCTTTCGGTATGTCTTTGCGTTCTTCATCCTGCCTGCGGATCATCTCACGCGTTCTCTCGATTTCCTTATTAGCTTCAATTCTCTCATTCGTTTTTATTAAAGTAGGTATGCCAGGAGCGAAGTCTTTCCCCAAGCTTAGATAGTCGCTCAAGTTAGCCATTACAGTTTCGAAGTCATATTGCTGGAGTTTATCCACCCAAATATCTACAACCGATTTATCAATCTTCCAACTCGGGAAATACGCTGCTGTTTTCTTTACGATATCAATAGCTTCCCTTTTTTCCATCTACCCCAGCTCCCTTTCTAATTCATCAAAGATAGACATGCGACCATGCTTCTTTCTCATACCTATACCTTGGTGCCTTTCTTTTATTGCTTGGGTATAAAAGGAGAAAGAATTTACTTCCCCACCTTCAAGCGTTTTTTTCTGGTACTTCTCTTTCATTACAGAAATAATAGTGTCAACAGGAATTCCATCTTTTAATAGACCAGATACAACAGGCCATTCTTTTGCTGTCAGTCCATGATTATGGTGAATCTGTCGATATGCTTTATCAATTTTTGAATAATCATTTTCATCAGTAGTAGTAGTAATATCTTTATCTACTTCTATATCTACTTCTGTTTCGTTTCCGTCCGTTACGGTAACGTTACACGTAACGCCTTTTGTACTACCTTGTAACTCAATCCGTTTATTCTCCCTATGTTTCTGGACCCTTAATCTCGTTTGTTCCCTAATCTTGTCCATTTTCTCAATAGCCTGATGCTTCTCCCAGTTGGTCACGAAGATATATCCCTTTTCATCAATATCTATCATTTCAAACTCTGAAAATGTTCGTAGTGCCAATTCAACCATCTGCTGTGGTTTATTAAATAGAGTAGATAACATACCGGCCGTGTATGGCATATTACGTTTCAGATAAATGTATCCACCATCATTTGTTTTCCCGGCTTGAGATAGTATTTTGAACCACATCACTAAAAGGGAATCACCCTCCGGCATTGATTGGATGATCTTTATTTTGTCGTCTGAAAAAATATCAGTAAGCACTTTAAACCATGTAACGTTAGCCACATTTACACCACCTGTCCTGCATGATTATGTCTGAAGACTAAGCCCCTCTATTCTCTAACCGATCCATCTTTTGCTTAATGCGGTCTATCTGCCATTCGTAGTGCATTTCATCTCCGTAATTTCCGTACTTAATGGCCTCCTCTCGCTTTTCAATAGCAAGAGCGAGGTCGATTTTTAATCTCGTATATTCGTTGTTATCTGTCATCCTTGTTGTCCTCCAAGTCTTGTATGAGCCGTTCAATGTATTCAACCGTCTTTCGCAGGTCCTCTATTCCATTCTTTCGCTTCCATCGCCACAAGTATTTTATACATGCACCTGTGGTATAAGCTTCTAAGCCACTCAGTCCCTTTGTAGCGGTCTTTATAGCGGCAAGGCTCTACTTCTCCCTCAACTCCTACATCGTAGTGAGACGGGCGTATAGCATCACTCATGGGCAACTCTCCCTATGCTCAAAGTGTTTGGCTCGATATGCTCAATCAACATATACCTATCTATACTGACTACACCCACATATAACAGTAATGCGCATAATATAGAGGTATAGGCTCTTATCATCAGCGTTTCCCCCAATAGGTGGATGACATGCAAAGTATGATAAACATAATAGTCACCCACAGAATGTTACGATCCATGAACTCCCATATAGTCATAGCTTGTCTCCTTTATCTTGCAGGAAAGACGTATGTTCAGGTTGCACACGCGTTGATTTCTCAATTTTTCTTATCAGTTGCATTCCTTCAATGGTTTTCTTGAGTCTTGCTGTCTCTGCCTTAGTCTCAGCTAACTCTTTTTCAAGCCGAACACATTCTTCTGCAAGAGCATAGGTGTCTGTATCTGCCTTTTCTCGGATTTTACGAATTAATTCAAAACGTTTGGATTGCTTCAGCTCTTCTATCTCTGCATCCTTTTGTTGTATAAGGGATTCCGCGGCGGTTAAATCATCGTTCCAGCCCATTGCAGCTTTCTGGAAACGTTCGTATTCCCTTTCAAGTGCTGCATATTGTTGGAGCCAGTATTCAAGTGGTTCATAAGGGGTTTCTATACTAGGCATAGTCTGATACTTTGGAATATTCACGCAGGATCTTGCATGCTTGTATGCATCAACCTTGTCCATATCCTCTTGCCAGTTACGTTCTGTCATACCTCTTCACCTTCTACCTTTTGGAGTTGATCTACATACACCTTATAAATCTCATCATCATAAGCAAGCGCGGCAACTCTACCAACACGATGTATCTCAATATGATTAACCTTCACATTTTTCAAAAATGGAAACTGTGTGCCTATATAATTTACGCGATCACCCGGTTGTATATCTGGATGCTGTGGTGGGTCTGGATCAAAGTGTCCATTATTTATCCAAGTGATCATCGTATGATACGAGTCTACACGTCCCATATTGTAGGATGGAGATCCAAACTTATCCTCTGCAAAGAGATCGCGATTATCTTGTAGCTGTTTTATTAGCTTATCTGCATCTATTAAACGTGGTTTATCTGGCATCTATATATCCTCCCTTAGTGGGAGTAGTGTCATATAAGCAGCCTCTGCCCTCTTGCGAGGTGTGGCACTTAATAGTTTTGCGATCTCATCATTTGTCCAATCACCTATGGTATCTGGATTGACTATTACATCTAAGTTGCTTACATATTTGTCGGCAGATACCTCTATAGCCTTTGCCTGTACCTCCAGAGAGGCGGCAGCATCATTGCAGTAGTTTGGTGTTAATTTATCAGCAGGAAAGCCTGTAAGCTCCGCTAAAGTTACGTTAAGCTGCTGGTCTGTCATATCCAACATATCTATCATCCTTCCAACGCTCCGTCAGAGCGTATTGTATTGGTGGTTACTCCCTACCTAATGCCTCTAACTCCTGACCTATTGCAAACAAAGCTTCATCCGCTATACCCGAAGGATTTATACGGCGTGTGGTCCATACTTCCAGAAACTCATCATCTATGGTTTCTGACCATTCACCGTTTGTAATAACGTTCAAAGCGTCTGTCGCCGTTTCCAGTGCCTTACGCAGCTTACTGTTCTCCTGAACGTATTCGGATGATCTGGCGAACTCTCCATCATGCACCAATAGCAGTAGACGTTTCGATTCTTTAATTTGAGATATCGTTCTGTCCTTCTCCGCCATCTGCTCACGGAAAAGTCCAACCTCTTGAAGTTGCTTATTGACCAATCCTTGTAATCGGATCATTTCCTTTCCTTGGCGTTCAATTGTCATTCCGTATTCCTCTGTCTGCTGCTGGAGTGAGTCTACCAGGGCAAGCAGGTCTGATACCTCTCTAACTGGTAACAGGATATTTTTCTTAGCTTCGTTCTTTGCCGACTGCAAATCTGTACGGATTAAATCTACTGTCCGTTCACTCATCCTGACCACCATCTCTTTCTACATAACCCGCACCGCTGCATCTTGGGCAATCAGGATGATTCTCCGATTCCGTGTATCCTCTACCGTTACAGGCGCTGCATTTCTCTATATTCCCAACTAGTACGTGTGTCCGTTCACTCACCTTTACCGCCTCCATCAAAATTTTTGTAGAACAATACTGACAGCATCGTATAAATATCCGTATCATAGCCACAGTATCTGTAATGCACGTATCCATCTATATCCTCGTAAAGTGCAAAAACCAGTTCGCCATCTTCATCCGTGTAAAACCGCTCTATTCGACGTTTGAGGTGTATCACTCACCTTTACCGCCTCCTTGGGATGCAATAGAGTCATACTCGGGCCGCTCACTCTGTTTAATCGCACAACCTTCACGGGTAAAATAAAGCTTCTGTACAGCCAGTACATCTGGATCATGGTGTTTAAATACTGCTACCACTTTGTTACCTTTTTCAGCTTTGAAATATTGTTCATTCATGACTGCTTATCGCTCCTTATATAGGGGTATAGGGTAAGAGGCTGTTATGCCTCATCCCAAATTTATAAGTTCAGTACAGCCAATAGGGCTGCTTTACATATTGCTTCAGGCGCTGATCCGCCATATACCTTGTAGTGTTTCTGATCGTTGGAAGTGAAAATGCACACCCATTGCTCACTTTCATCGCGACTATCAGACCAAAAGAGGTCGAAAGTATATTTTTTCATGTTGCCCAATACTGTCCAAGCTCCAGATATGCTCTTCGACCAATGGCGATTTACAAAGTACGTAAAGGGGATGCTCCCTTTTGGCGGCATCATTCGTAATGCCTCGTCCGCACTGGTGTTTGGAGGTATCAGCACATCTCCATGCTCCACAGGACCGTGGTAATCTTGTGTTGGTCCGGTTATACGAGTCCATCCAAAAACGAATTCGGCTACCATTGCATCTAAATCTACTCCCGACTCCATCGCCAGCACTTGTTCTCTTGTCAGTGACATGTATATCTCTCCTTTGGTGGGCCTTATTCGGCTACAATCTTGGTTACTTTGGCGTTCATATGCAGTGGCTTTAGTGTTTTGTAATTATCCAGCGTGTTGAACACCATAACGCCATCCTCACAGTGCAGCTCAGGCAAGCAATCTTCATCATCGGCATAAAATGGCGCCAACACTGCAAATCCGTCTTCATGGTCAATCCCAATGCACATTAGCGGCTGAGCATCGTCAAAAATATATGTTGAGTACAGTTCAAATTTCATAGTGTTATCTCTCCTTTGGTATAGGTAGTAGGGGGTGTATCCCCCTGGAGGGCTGTTCCCTCCTTCTTATCCCCTGGGCCTGTCCTCTCTGCCCTTGGGGGCTATAGATTCCTTGCTTCATATATTGGAGACATATCAGGTGCATACTTCATTGCCTTGATATGGTCTAGTAGTATGGGTTGCCATACTCGCTTATTACTGTGTACTAATGCATGCATGTCATATGAGAGCAATACACAGTTGTCTACCTCGTATTTGCCTCCCTGTGAGCCGTAAACGATGCGGTGCAAGTGTAATCCTGGTCCCGGTCTACCACTCAACAGACAGCAATTATGAGCGCCTACGGTGGCATCTCGTTCTGATACAGCAGCACGTACCTTTTCCTTGCTCATTACTTCTGGATCAACAGGAACACGTTTCTTTTTAGGCTGATCCCGGCGGTTATGGTGGGCCAGAATACTCTGGCGCCACTCTTGTATAGGTTTCTTTCTTTTCGCGAGTGCCATGGCTACCTCCTAGAATGGTCCGTCAATGGGTTCGGGTAAGGGGCCGCCATCGTCGTAAAATGGGTCTTTATCACGGTCATATTTGTTCATGTTCACGCCGCCTTATTTTTATCTAGATACTGAGCAAGCTTGGTTACGTCAGCCGCCCGTACTTCTGCAAATTTGGTTATCTCATAATTCAGAAAACTATTAATTTCTTTGTAGCTGGGCCACCCTGTAGCCTTATGCTTTGCATACAACATTTTGGTTTGTCCTTCACTTGCAAAACCACCAGAATAACCGTGACTTTGTGTTGGTTGTACGTTGTTAGATGATGAAACAGTTGAGTGACTCGCATTTTCCCCATCATCGTCTTCACCTGTATTAAGTGATAGGAAGGCGCTAAGGCTGTATCTACGTGCGTAGGTTGTACAACTGCCTATACCTTGCGGATCGTTCTTTACAGGCTTCATTACAATGGGCTGTGATTCTATCCATTCTCCAGACTCGTGAAGCAGCATAGTGGTCATGCTGAACCTTTCTCCGTCACCACCGGGGAACTGCATAATAGATAAACCATGCTTTTGTAAGATTGGTCTTACTTCATCTATGATGTTGTCCAAACTAGCATAGTTATTTTTGAAGTGTGGATTCAGGCTATCCTTTTGGATCTTCTCAATTTCCCCATTGAATTTGACCAGTGCCATGGCAATATTTTTGATTGATTCACTCTTATTGCACATGGCTTTCTCCTACTTCTAGCTCATAGGTGACTTTAACCGGGACCACATGGAAATTTTGCGGATCATCGGGACCATAGCGACCTAATATCCATATATTCAGATCATCTTCACGGGAAAAGTGTGCCGCCTTCATAAAATCCTCTGTAGGTTCGGAATATATATTTATAAAATGACCATTCTTATGTTGTGGTACATAACGATATCTAGTAACCATTGCCAATCCTCCATTCCAGTGATATAATCACGTTAATAATTTTCTTATGCTATGAATTGAGCTGCCGTTACCTCGGCGGCTTTTTCTTTTTTATAAGCTATCGCCATGTTTTTCAGGTACACCCTCAGCAACGTTTTTGTCAGCGTTCCGCGTTGTTTTGCTATCTTCGCGAGTTCGAGAAACACCCTGCGATCCGTCATCCTTTTTCACCTCCGAGTACTTCACCTCACCTTCCCAACCGTAATGCTTCAATACATCATCTACACTTCCAAAATTCATGCTGTACGCTTGCCCTCCTGATTTTCTGGATGAAACATCTTGTCCAATTCAAATGCACACTTGGCATATGCAGCCAAATTCGCTTCGTATTCTTCCATCGTTTCTATTAAAGCTGGCTTGTAATTACGCTGTTCAAGCCGACGACATAGGCTATCAATATCAAAATCGTATTCCGCAAGATTGCGACCACACTCAGTTAACACATGGTATTCCGTCATAACGTCCACACTGCTTCTCAATCCTTTAGCTGGCATCATCAAACCCTCCATTCCAGCGTTTCACCATCACAAACGTTTTATTGTCGATTGCTTCTAACATGCACGACTTGCAGTGAGGTTGACCGTATACCTCATAATCTGGATCAGCTCCACATCCGCACTTTCCTACATTCACAGTAGATTCAGCGTCTGGACGTTTGAATGGGAAAATTGGTGTCAGTACGCGGTTTTCAATCTCCTTTGGATGTTTAGCCACTTTTCTTCTCTCCCTCCAGGTTGGTTACTCGATGTCCGTATTTTTGGTTAAGCAATATAATTTTGCGGGTGAACTCTAGTCGTGTACGTTCACTCATGACAGGCATACTTTTATTTAATTCACCGTTGGTAAAATTCCCTTTCATTCCGCAGCCTCCTAGATGTACAATGGGTTGTGGTTGTTCTTACATATGCGTCAAGATGTTGATCTAAGATGATAACGTTGGAACTTATTAATGAAGTATTCTTGGCCTCGTCCAGTGACTTTAGGTGTTTTTCTAACCTTGATGTCCTCACCATTGCCGTACATAGTCGTTTTAACTTCGAATAACTTAAGTTCCATTGATCGTTGAGTTGGTAAGTTGTATCTCTCTCCAGACTTGCAGAGGTAACCTTCCTCTCTCAGCCAAGAGAACAATCTTTTTTCACCGATATTCACGCCATTCTGCTTAAGTTGCGTAGCCAACTGTCCAACTAATATGGCGTCTTTAGAGGTTTGAAGAGCTTTGGCGAAAAATACTTTATCGCTGTCGTCCAAAATCTGTTGTTCAAGCGATGCTCTCTTTTCCTGTTCCTTTTTCAACTCTGTGGCAAGGGTGATTATGAAATCAGGATTTGAAAGCGTCTTTTCTATGGCTTCTGGTGACATGTAGGCACCGTGTTTTCTAATGGAAGGAATGACTTCATCAAAAATCCAGCTTTCGAATTTCTGAGCCTTTGCTTTGATCAACTCATTTTTGCTTTGATCAGCAGCTTTCATTATTAAGCGGTAAATATCTCCTTCTGGAATCACATTCGTTTCTTGTTCTCCTCCAGCAGAAGGTATTCCTAACTTGGTAATGCCTTTACAATGGTCAATTACAGCTTTACTGGGGTTTGAATATTCTAAATTTCTAGCAACATCTATACCAACTGCAAATGGTTTGCCTTCAATATCAATTATTCTTACTGGTTTAAAATCTTGATGATTAAAGATTTGTGGAAATGCGTTCATTCAATTCACTCCTTATGCCGTTTTTTTGATATTAAGCGTTTCGCTTAGTTTTGGGTTAAAAAGAACCATCGGTTCCTCTTCCAAAGCTTCTGCAATTAAAAGTACATCATCAAGGTAAACACCACGTCGGCCCTTTGCGATATCTTTATACCAAGTGATAGTTTTACCGCAATGTTTTGCTACATGTGTTTTTGTCATTCTTTTGATTGTGCGAATGGCTTCCATGTTTTTGACTACATAATTCACGTTTTCCACCTCCTTGACTAAGCGTTTCGCTTACCTTGTGACCTAAATATATACTAAGCGTTTCGCTTAGTCAAGAAGTTTTTTGAGCGTTTCGCTCATTTTGTTATGCGGATCGCTTAATATTGTTATATTTGTATATTAGGAAGGAGGTTTTGAGATCTGTGGATAGTTTGGGATCTAGATTAAAGAAGGCCCGAGAAAAGAAAGGCTTGACTCAGCAAGATGTAGCCAAAAAACTTGATGTCACTAACGGAGCTATATCAGGGTATGAAAGAAATTATAGAGATCCCGATTCCGAAACATTAAAAAAGCTTGCTGACCTTTATGAAGTATCTATCAACTGGATTTATGGTAGGGATGAAAAAGAGAGCGAATATACGCTCCCAGAGGAAGTCATATCAAAAGTCATTAAGGAGGCTGAGGCGCATTATGGAGTTAGCCTGAGGGATGATCCTGTTGTAGAGTCGGCAGTTCGCGATTTGATAAACAATCTTGCAAAGATGAAGCAATCAACTCAGAAAAATGATTAATTAGGGATTTGTTTGTTTCGTTAATACCAGTCCTAGAAATTATTACACTTGCCGACATCAACAACTGTTCATCCATGTTAGCAGCTCCTTTGTGTCTATTTCAGCCGTTTTTAACATAATACCACATATCAGAAACAAATGAAGAACATATGTTCTGTTTTTGGTTAAAAAAAGAGAACAAGGTGGCAGTGAGATGGAGTTAGTACCCGTCCGCTGTCGTATTCCCGAATTACTCAAAAGGATCAATAAGAATCAACAATGGTTAGCTGATAAGGCTGGTTTACCCAAGCAACGCATATCGGACATTGTTAACCTGAGAACTGACAATATCCAAATTAAACGAGCTGCTTTACTAGCTTATCACCTTAATTGTAAGATCGATGATCTTTTTGTGTGGGAATTGCGGTAGCAGAGTAGCAATTAGCTACTCTCGGGTGAAAGTACCACTTAAATGGTACTTGCGTTATAAAAAAATTAACTGCAACCGCAGCCATTCCCTGCTCACCTTTATTAACACTATAACAGATAATAATTGTCATATGCTGTCGAATCTCGCCGTGAAACAGTCGACGAATAGGGTTAGAGGGGCTTGACAAATGCTAAAACTTCCTTTTAATCAACGTATATTTACCATCTTTAAATATTACTTTAGATCCTTTTTCCATAGGTATAATTTCAGCGATTCTATTTTCGTTAATTATATTTGACTGATCGTATGCTTTAAACCCATAGTGTTCATAAGCCTGAGATACATCCTTAAGTGTTTGTAACGACAAATAAGAGCCATGTGTCGTGTGATGGCATGGAACCTTTGCCGAACTATTTGTAGCAGACCAAAGATCTATAAAGTTAACTTCGGATAAGTCGAATTCAACAAAATCCGTTGCGTCCCCTTTTCTATTCAACAACCTTACTCCAATTTGAATCATCTATGCTGCCAACTCCCTGATGTAGTGTTTTTTCCACTAATATCATACGGTAAGTTGGTTATAGGTTCATTGAGCAAATAATTCCAAAGGAAATAACGGGAAATGGCGATAATATAGAAGAATAGATAAAGAAACGAGATGAAAATATGAAACCAATAATAACTGTTATAATGGTAGCACTATTACTTTCAGGATGTTTCGACAGTTCATTTGACACATATATGAGAAAGGGTAAAGATGCACTAATAAATAACGACTACAATGAAGCCATTGAAAACCTTGATAATGCACTTATTGAAGAACCAACTAACAAAGATGCAATTGCGTTGATGAAAAAGGCAAAAGAAAAGAAAGAAAAAAGTGAGAACAAGAAAGTTATTGATGACTTTACAAAAGATACAGAAGAAATGTATAAAAAACTGAAGTCGCTTGGAGATGGCATCAACACAATGGTTGATAATGTAACCTATGAAGAAGCATTATCCAAGGTGGAAATTCTTAAACCGATGAATGAAAAATTAGTGGAACTAACTCCAAAGTGGCAAGATGATAAAATAGTTGGTAGTGCTTTTAGTGACTTGAATTCTGCATATAACAATCTAAATTATACTTATAGCCTTATCATTGAAAATACAGAACAGCCAGAATCAGAAATTGAGGACACTGATGGTGACGGAAAAATCAGTAGATACGAAGCAATCCGTGGGAGAAGAGTTCAACCTAGCTTAGTATTCGTTGATTTCAGACAAAATATGGAGTCATATAAAAAATACATTAACTAAGCTGGAAGAAAACAGCCAGTAACTAAGGAGTTGACGTTTTGATTACTACTATTATCTACATCGTAATTGGATTAACATCCATCTTCATTATTTTAGGACTCATTGGTACTGCTTCATTAATTTTTTCAAAAGAAAAAGACAAAAGTTTAGCAGTAATAGCAATAAAGGATGTTTTCAAATACGCATTTATACTGATGCTTTTACTGCTTATATTTTACTATGTTTATCCGACACCGTATTTATATACACACTCGAAAGAAACCTTGGTCAAAGTGAACAGGCTTACTGGAGAAACAACTTATTTCAGATTTAACGAGGGATGGGTAAAGCCTGAAAACAATGATTTGTCTGAATGAATAAAAGCTCTGCTAACCTTAATGGGTCGGCAGAGCTTTGTTGTTTTAAGCAGGATTGTATTTCGTTTTAGCTTCTTCGAACAGTTTGCCAAGATCACGAAACTCGATTGTCTGAACCCCGCGATTTAGTAACGTTTCAACACCCTTATGGAGTACCTCGAACTCGATTAATAAGCTATCCTCCTGGAGTTGAAAATAGCACATCCGTTTAACGTCATCTGAAAGCCACCATCTGTTATCCCCGTATTTATCCATGACCCGCAACATATTATCGATTGCCTTTTTATCGCTAGTCATAGCCTTAGCATATTGTTCGTTTGTCATGCTTCTCCTCCTGAACAGAGCTTCATCTTGATTGCATCGTAATACAAATGGAAATTGAATTGCAATGAATAAACATCGTATGATAACATAAGAATATAAATAAGGACGGTGCACCAACCGTCCCTAGTACAAACAACTTGAGTGGGGAAACCCTCCTGAGTAATGCTTAGTCAGAATGAGTGACCCGCACTGGTGGCAACCTTTGAGCGGGTCACTTTCGTTTATCAATGTAAGTAAGCAAAGCAATCAGGAAGATCCCGAAAGTAAGCACTTCACCGAACGAAATGTGCATCGCATCACCTCCTTTCGGAGGGTGCGTCCACTCAAGGTGTGTTGTACAATCCAGATTATACCACATCAGTCCTCTATTAAGAGGGCTTTTTATTTTGCAGTATACACCTTACAATTCTAGTAAGACAGTTAGGAGGCACACTATGAGAGTAGCAATATACATCCGGGTAAGTACAGATATGCAGGCAGAAGATGGCTTCTCTATTGAAGGGCAACGTACTAGGCTCACAAGCTATGCAGCATCTCAAGACTGGGAAATCCACGATTTTTACATAGATGAAGGCCAGTCAGCTAAAGACCTGAAGCGGCCAGAGATGGAACGCATGCTTGCAGACATGGAAGAACATAAATTTGATGTGGTACTCGTCTATAAGCTTGATCGTCTCACGCGTTCTGTGAGCGATCTACATGACCTTCTAAAGCGTTTTGATAAGCATAGTGTAAAGTTCAAATCAGCTACTGAAATATTCGATACTACGACTGCTATGGGACGCCTCTTTATTACGATTGTAGCAGCCATGGCAGAATGGGAACGAGGCACCATCTCTGAGCGCGTGCGCTTTGGTATAGAGCAAATGATATTGGAAGGTAAGCGCCCGGGTGGAGTTATGCCCTATGGATACACACAGGATGGGGAATTAATAGAAGAAGAAGCAGAAATTATCCGTTATGCTCGTAAGTTATACATGAGTGGTCTTGGTTACCAGTCAGTTGCAGTAAGACTTAACCGCGAAGGTAAATTACGTCGCGGCAAGCTTTGGACAGCTGCAACGGTAGCGTACACGTTAGAGAATCCTTTTTATGCTGGTATTTTGCGACTGGGGTCTAAACTGCCAGGAGGCAACTATGTTAATCATGGACGCGACGACAGAGTGAAATGCCTATATGGTGATGGTGACCACCCCGTTATCTTTACGCGCCTAGAATATGAAGAAACAAAAGAATATATGAAGCGCAGAACTAACGGGGGATTCAGCCGTGTGCAAACCTACTGGTTTTCCGGCGTACTACGTTGCGGACGGTGTGGAGCATCCATGTTTGGTAAAATGTCAAACAAGCGCAAAAGAACTGATGGAAGCCTTGTCCGAACCCCTTATTATATCTGTTCTAACAAACATGCCAATAAAAGCTGCGACATGCCTATATTTAGACAGGTACATGTCGAACATCTATTTATGGAGTATATTAAGCAAGTCACCACAGATCAGGAAACCGTAAAACAAGTTGCTGCTACTATGCAAAATGATGAGGTTAAAATAGTAGATGAAATTGCTTTAGCAAAGAAGGAGCTTAAAAAAATAGCAGAACGACGTGAAAAGTGGCAATACATGTTTGTGGAAGGACTTATCACTAAAGATCAGATCCGTAAACGTATTATGGAAGAAGATGCGGCCGAAGAAGAAATCAAAAAACATTTGGCCGAAAATAAAAACATGATGTCTGCTGTTCCCAAATCAGATGATTTAAAAGAGCTTGATCAGTTGTGGCCTGAAATGGATGATGAAGAAAAGAAAGATATGATTTTCACATTGTGTTCTAAAATAGTATTATGTACAGATGAAACGAATGTTAAAGGTGTAAAGAACAAATTTTTCGACGCTTATATTGGTGAGGTACTTTATAATTAA